AGGTATGGGAGTCTAAATTCACCCAGGACAGGAGGGAGGTCATCCGCCGCGACCATGCTAAATGGTGGACCGCTGAAGCGGCCGCGATGAGTAGGCTAGCCGAGGACGTCGACGTCTTCGTCAAAGCAGAGCATGGCTTTAAGAACAAACCCAGGGGTATTGTCAATGTACGTCCAGCTTTCCACCAGGTTGTTGGTCCGTGGACGCAGGCTTTCCAACAGCATTTGCAACAATTGTGGAACGGCACAAATTGGATAACGCTGGCCAGTGGTATGTCCGAGGAGGACCTGGGCGCCTGGATGGTGTTCCAGACCGCGCGGTTGACAGTTGGTGGTACGCCGCCGCTGGCCTGTGGCGGGGACGCCAATTCCTATGAGGGCTCAATAGCTGTTGCCGCGCTCAAACACCGGTACAAGCTGTACAAAGCCCATGGCATGCCTGAGCTGCAGGCCGACGCTTATGCGGAGGCCATTAGTTGGCGGGCAACCACGAAAGGACGCGTGCGTGTCACGAAGACTGGTACGGCCGCTTCCGGTAAAGACGACACGCTTGTCGGCAATTCAATCTCAACGGGCGTTAGTCACATTGCAGCCCTTGCGACGTACATTGATAACTTGCCAGCCCATGTGGCGTTGCTTTTGCAAGGTGACGACGTGTACATCCTCATGGACTGCTTGTTAGCTGAGAGACTGGATTGGAAGATGGACAAGGTCAAGGCCGATGTGGCCAGGCTTGGATTTGATTTTGATTATTCCAAGTTGGAGCAGAGCTCCTACGAGAGGCCCAGTCGGACCGATTTTTGTTCCGGGTACTTTTACTGGTTTGCCGACGGTACTTGCAGATGGGGCATGAAACCTTTCCGCGCGTTATCCAAGATCTACCAGCCTTTCTTTGATACGCGAAACCCAGACCCGCTCAAGCAGGCGAAGGGCGTGGCTCTTGGCCTACGACATAGTGCACAGCACTTACCGGTTTTCCGCACGGTTACGAATAAGTTGTGCCGTGATAATGTCATCGGCTGGGTTCATAAAACGCCCTGGAGTGAACATAAGTTCAGGGCTACCCGCTCACGGGATGCGGATCTTGATTTCTGCGATCGACTGTATGGCTTGTCTCCCGGGACTATGCTCACACTCGAGTCCACCTTGAGCGTGCAGGAGGGCTGGCCGATGGTCGTGCAGAGTGATTTGGTCAAGGAATGTTTCCTTCTTGACAATCCAATCAAGCCTAATAACCTGCTGGCTGTTATCGATGAGAGTACTCCCAACTTGGCGTTGAATGATGTGAACAATTTCAACGCGGAATTTGATTTGTGGCGTCGCACTGCCACGATGCTCGATCAGCATCCCGCGTTGCTGGTCCGGATGGACCCGCCGATAGGAGCGCCAGTGGGCTGAGTGCGGACGCTTGG